CGGTGAATGATGCCGTCGGAAAAATACCGGTACCGGCAGACGGCAAAAGTATCACCCCCGATGATGTGCGTCCGATGCTTGAACAGATGGTGAAGGAGGCGGTAAGCCATATTCCTGTTCCGCGTGATGGTCGTGACTACGATCCGGATGTTCTGCAGAAGGCGGTTCTGGAGGCGGTGAGTGCCCTGCCGGCTCCGCAGGACGGGCGTGATGCCACGGCACTGGAAATACTCCCCGCCATTGACGATCAAAAATCCTTTCCCCGGGGCACGTATGCCACACACCTTGGAGGACTCTGGCGGGCGTATGAAAAAACGCACGGGATGCGGGGATGGGAATGCCTGGTTGACGGGGTGGCGGATATTGACGTCAGTATGACGGGTGAGCGGTTGTTCTCTGTGGTGGTCCGGCAGAGCAGTGGCCATCGTACGGAAAAAACATTTTCCCTGCCGGTGATGCTCTACCGTGGTGTGTTCAGAACCGGCGAAACTTACCACCCCGGCGATACGGTGACGTGGGGGGGCTCGTTGTGGCACTGCAACAGTATGACCGGTGATAAGCCCGGAGAAGCTCATTCATCAGGCTGGACTCTGGCTGCAAAACGTGGGCGGGATGCAGGAGGTGGAAAGTGACAGCATTACTGACACTGGAAGAAATCAAGGCACATCTGCGTGTTGACCATGACGCGGATGATGAGATGCTGATGGACAAGGTTCGTCAGGCTACCGCCGTGCTGCTGGCCTACATCCAGGGCAGCCGGGATAAAGTGATTAGTGAGGACGGTGAGCTGATCCCTGGTGAGGCATTAACCCGGATGAAGGGGGCTGCCATGCGACTGACCGGGATGCTGTACCGGAATCCGGATCTTGCTGAGCGGGAAGACCTCGTGCAGGGGGAACTGCCGTTTTCTGTTTCCGTGCTGATTTACGATTTGCGTTGTCCGACGGTGTTATGAGGAGGGGGGGATGGCAATATCTGCAGGTCGTCTGACACAGATGATCAGTGTTCTGAACCCGGTGTTAACCCGTAATGCTGCCGGAGAAATGACGGAAGAATGGGTGTCATGCGGGAAAATTCATGCGGATATCCGGGGCAGGAGCAGCCGGGAGCGGATGCAGTCCGGTGCGGAAATGGCGCAGGCGGAAATCCGCATCTGGGTGCGCGGTCAGTCTGGTCGTGAAATCACGGCGGCGTCACGACTTCATGTGCTGAGTGGTCCCTGGCGTGACCATGTCCTGAATGTCGTCGGGGTCCCGGTTCCGGATGCAACCGGCGGGCGTCTGGAAATTCTCTGTCGGCTGGGAGGGGAAAAATGATCGAAACCCTGCTGGATTTTTCGGGGCTGGAGGACATCAGCCGCGATTTGCAGCTTCTGAGTGGTGCGGAAAACAACCGGGTGTTGCGTGAGGCAACCCGCGCGGGGGCGAATGAACTGAAAGACGAAGTGGTGTCACGGGCACCGGTGCGCAGGGGAAAACTGCGCCGCAATGTGGTGGTCCTTTCCCGGCGTTCCCGCGATGGCGGGATGGAATCCGGTGTGCATATCCGTGGTGTTAATCCGGACACCGGCAACAGTGATAACACCATGAAGGCGGATAATCCCCGCAATGCCTTCTACTGGCGGTTTGTGGAAATGGGTACCGTGAATATGCCACCGCACCCGTTTGTGCGCCCGGCGTTTGATGTGCGCAGTGAACAGGCCGCCCGGGTGGCGATTGCGCGGATGAACCGGGCCATTGATGAGGTACTGAGACGATGACGGAGGCAGATTTGTACCCACATCTGGCGCATCTTGCCGGCGGGCAGGTGTACCCGTATGTGCTCCCCCTGCTGGATGGCAGACCCTCTGTATCGTTACCGTGGGTGGTTTTCAGCCTGATTTCATCGGTATCTGCGGACGTGATGGGGGGGCAGGCAGAGTCATCGGTGTCGGTGCAGATTGACGTCTATGCGGTGACGGTCACACAGGCGCGTCAGATACGTCAGCAGGCCCGTGAGTCCATAATGGCGCTGGCCCCGGAATCGGTCAGTGAAATGCAGAGCTATATTCCGGAAAACCGCTGTTACCGTGCAACCCTGGAGTTTCAGGTCACGGTGTGACGTTTTTCTTTTTTCAACAGAACCCATATCCCGCCGCGTGCGGGTTTTTTATTATCAGGAGGCAGAATGTCTGCTTTGTATGAACGCTCACAGCTGACGCAGGTGATGATTTCATCTGCCCCGGCGACTGCTGAAACTATGGAGAAGGCGGAATATCTGCGTCTGGACTGTACCATCAAGGAGGTTCAGTTCACCGCCGGCCAGAAACAGGATATTGATGTGACCACGCTCTGCTCCACGGAGCAGGAGAACATCAACGGTCTGGGGGCGTCGTCCGAGATTTCCATGTCAGGCAACTTTTTTCTTAATCAGGCCCAGAACGCCCTGCGTGATGCCTATGATAATGACACGGTGTATGCGTTTAAGGTGCAGTTTCCGTCCGGTAAGGGCTTTAAGTTCCTGGCGGAAGTGCGTCAGCACACCTGGTCATCCGGTACCAACGGCGTGGTGGCTGCAACGTTCTCACTGCGTCTGAAAGGCAAACCGGTGTCCTATGTGGTACCGCTGGCGTTTGTGAAAAATCCGGAGAAGACACTTACCGTGAATACCGGTGCGCTGCTGACAATGTCAGTCAGTGTCAACGGGGGAACGCCGCCGTATAAATACGTCTGGAAGAAGGATGGTCAGCCGGTTGACGGGCAGACGACAGATACCTTCAGTAAGCCAGGTGCGCAGTCCGCCGATGCGGGGAAATATACCTGCGTGGTGACCGATTCGGCGGAGAAAGCACAGAGTGTGACGTCTGTTGAATGCACCGTGACAGTGAGCGCAGCTGCCGGATAAGGGGATGGGGCATCATGAAAAAGGATCTGAAAACACTGGCACTGGCCAGACTATCAGGGTTTCGTCATAAAACGGTGAAGGTGCCGGAATGGGGTAATGTCAGCGTGGTGCTGCGGGAGCCTTCGGCAGAGGCCTGGTATCTGTGGCAGGAAGTGCTCAATGGTGATGGAGAGGATGACGATACCCTGTCGGTGGTGGCGAAAACCCGCCGTAACCTGGAAGCGGATTTGACGCTGTTCTGCGATGTTTTGTGTGATACGGACCTGCAGCGGGTGTTCACTCCGGACGACCGTGAGCAGGTGCTGGCCGTCTATGGTCCGGTACATGCCCGCTTGCTGCGTCAGGCACTGGAACTGATCGCTGATGCAGAGTCGGCCAGAAAAAAGTAGCCCGCCCGGAAATTCGCTTTCTGATGCGACTTGCGCTCCGTCTGGGGCGCACCTTATCCGAACTGCGCCACAGCCTGACTGCGAGCGAGGCGATGATGTGGATGGAGTTCGACAGGATATCCCCGCTGGGTGATGAGCGCGGGGATATCCGTAATGCGCAGATCGTGAAAGCGGTTTTCGGGGCGCAGGGGATGAATGTTGCACTGAAGGACGCCATGCTCTGCTGGGGAGAGGATGAGGATAAGCCGGAGGTGGATCCTTTTGCGGCTCTGGAAGATGCACTGTCATTCGCCGCAAAAAATTAATATTGATTCCTTGTGGATTTATTAAAGTAACGTCGGAGGAAATTAACTGAACGGAGTCATTTTATGAAAAAACTCATGCCGTTGATTTTCTCAGCAGTCTTTTTTCTGACGGGGTGTGCAACCATTGTCGGAGATAAAACGCAGACTGTTCAGGTAAACAGTAATCCAGCTGGCGCGGATTTTATTATTAAAGATGAGTCAGGGAAAACAATTTCTTCGGGCAAAACACCGCAGAATGTAACACTTGAAAAATCTGACGGCAGTTACTTCGGGAAAAAGAGTTATCAGATCACATTCAGCAAAGAGAATTATCAGCCTGTAACGCTGCCGATCAAGGCATCGGCTAATGGATGGTACATTGGTGGTAACTTTGTCTTTGGCGGTATTGTTGGCTGGTTGCTTGTGGCCCCATTCAATGGCGGTATGTATACGCTGAGTCCGGAAAGTCTGAACCCCGGACTGGTACCTGAAAGTTAATCAATAATATGCTGATGAATAAAACCTGCTTTGGCAGGTTTTTTTTCGCCCGGAGAAAGGTTAATGGCGACGTTACGTGAACTGATTATCAAAATTTCGGCAAATTCACAGTCATTCCAGTCGGAGATCCAGCGGGCTTCCCGCATGGGCAGTGAATATTACCGGACCCTGCAGAATGGCGGGCGTCAGGCTGCCGCAGCAGCCAGGGCGCAGCGACGCGCCCTGGCGGAGCTGAACAGCCAGTTGACGGAGATCCGTGCCTCAGCTGTCGGAACGGCAGGGGCGTTTGCCGGTGCCTTTGCCACCGGACACCTGATTTCGCTGGCCGATGAATGGAGCTCCGTGAATGCCCGTCTGAAACAGGCGTCGCAGTCATCCGATGAATTTTCGTCATCACAGAAAGTCCTGATGGATATCAGCCAGCGGACAGGTACCGCGTTTTCGGATAATGCGGCCCTGTTTGCCCGTTCGGCCGCCTCGATGCGTGAATATGGTTACAGTGCTGATGATGTGCTTAAGGTGACGGAGGCCATTTCCACGGGGCTGAAAATCTCCGGTGCCAGTACGGCAGAGGCGGGCTCGGTGATCACCCAGTTCAGCCAGGCGCTGGCGCAGGGTGTATTGCGTGGTGAGGAGTTTAATTCGGTCAATGAAAGTGGTGACCGGATCATTCGTGCACTGGCTGCAGGCATGGGCGTGGCCCGTAAAGATCTGAAGGCGATGGCGGACGATGGTCAACTGACGGCGGATAAAGTTGTGCCCGCGTTAATCAGCCAGCTGGGGACATTGCGTGATGAATATGCCGCCATGCCGGAAACGGTTTCCGGTAGTATCACGAAGGTGGAAAACGCCTTTATGGCCTGGGTGGGCGGTGCGAATGAGGCCAGCGGGGTGACGAAAACGCTCTCCGGTGCGCTGAACGGTGTTGCCGGCAATATTGATAATGTGGCCGCGGCAGCAGGTGTGCTGGTTGCTGTCGGGGTTGCACGCTACTTTGGCAATATGGTCTCCGGAGCGATGTCTGCCACGGCAGGACTTGTGATGGCTGCACGTAATGAAGTGGCACTGGCGGAAGCACAACTCAGGGGAACGCAGGTTGCCACGGCGCGGGCAAGGGCAGCCGTTTACCGTGCTCAGCAGGCCGTGGCGGCAGCCCGCGGGACGGAGATGCAGATTGCAGCAGAGGCCCGTCTGGCGGCCACACAGGAACGCCTGAACAGAAATATTGCTGCCAGAACCGCCGCCCAGAATGCGCTGAACAGTACAACGGCGGTGGGTTCACGTCTGATGAGCGGTGCGCTGGGACTGGTTGGTGGCGTCCCCGGACTGGTGATGCTGGGGGCAGCAGCATGGTACACGCTGTACCAGAATCAGGAGCAGGCCAGGGAGTCTGCGCGCCAGTATGCACTGACGATAGATGAAATCGCGCATAACACGCCGTCAATGTCTTTGCCTGAAGCCTCAGATAATGAAGGACGAACACGGGCGGCGCTGACAGAGCAGAAGCGGCTGATTGATGAGCAGTCCAGTCGGGTGAAATCCCTGCAGGAACAAATCGCCGGGTATCAGTATGTTCTGGCGAACCCTGGCTGGACGACCGGTGACGGATTCATGATAAACCATCTGACATCGGTGAAGACCGTAACGGAAGGGCTTGCTCAGGCAACAGAGCAGCTTGCCGTTGAGCAGTCCCGTCTGGCACAGATGCAGGAAAAAGCGCAGTCCATTCAGGATGTGCTTGCCGGGCTGGAAGACCGTCGTGTGGCGTTAATTCGTCAGCAGGCAGCAGAACAGAATAAGGTGTATCAGTCCCTGCTGGTCATGAACGGTCAGCATACGGAGTTCAACCGTCTGCTGGGGCTGGGTAATGAACTGCTTCAGCAGCGGCAGGGGCTGGTGAATGTGCCGTTACGGCTGCCACAGGCCACCCTGGATGATAAACAGCAGAGTGCCCTGACGGGTACTGAGCGGAAGCTGGCTCTCTCAAAACTGAAGGGGGAAGAAAAAGAACGTGCCAGGCTGGAGTATGCGGCGGATGACCTTGGTTTTGTGGGAGATTCATATCAGGAGGCGCGACAGCGTTATATCAGTAATGCTCTGGAAACCTGGCGCAATAACGAGGCGAATAAACCCAAATCCCGGGGCGGAAAATCAGAGACGGAAAAAGCGGAAGACAGTTTTTCCCGGCTGCTGAAGCAGCAGAAAGAGCAACTGGCACTGGTGGGGCAGAATACAGAGCTGGCGAAGCTGAAATACCAGACAGCGCAGGGCGAACTGAAAACCCTGACGGAGATGCAGAAGCAGGAACTGCTGCGTAACGCGGCCCTGATTGACCAGCAAAAAATCCGGGAGCAGTTACGGGCCCGGGAAGAGACCCTGAAAAATGATAATGCAGACGCACGGGTATCAAATGAATCTGAACTGCTGGGGTACGGGCAGGGGGAACGCGCCAGGGAACGCATGCGGGAGTTGCAGCAGATCCGCGACAGCTTCCGCCAGAAGGATGCGGACCTGCAGTCTCAGTATCAGACAGGGGATATCAGTGAGGATTTTTACAGACAGGCGCTGGCGCAGAATGCGCAGTATCTGAGTGAACGCCTTAAAGACCAGGAGGCTTTTTATGCCGAATCGGATGCGCAGCGTGCTGACTGGCAGAAAGGGCTGCAGGAAGGGCTAAGTAACTGGGTGGACAGCGCATCAGATTACGCTTCACAGGCAGCGCAGCTTGCGACAGACGGTATCTCAGGGATGGTGAATAACATCACGGAGATGCTGAACGGGAACAAAGTGGAGTGGCGCAGCTGGGCTGCCTCAATCCTGCAGGAAATATCAAAAGTGCTTATGAATGCTGCGATTGTCAACGGCATTAAGATGGCGGCAAACAGTATGTCCGGTGCAGGAGGATTTTTCGGCAGTATAGGCAACTGGCTGGGGGGCGCGGTGGCCAATGCAAAAGGCGGCATTTATACCTCGGCAAACCTGAGTGCATACAGTAACAGTATTGTGGACACGCCCACGTACTTTGCCTTTGCAAAAGGGGCAGGGCTGATGGGGGAGGCCGGACCTGAAGCCATAATGCCCCTGACCCGGGCAGCGGATGGCTCGCTGGGCGTGCGTGCGGTGGGGCGCATGAACGGCAGTGCGGGTCTGGTGTATTCGCCGGTGTACCACATCGCCATTCAGAATGACGGGGTTAACGGACAGATAGGACCGGAAGCGGCGGGCACCCTTGTGCAACTGATTGACCAGCGGGTACAGGCGGTGATGTTATCCATGCGTCGTGACGGAGGAATGCTGAGTGGATGAGATTAAGACCCTTCACTGGTGTCCCCGGGAAGGGATGCAGGTGACGGAGAAACCGTCGGTGATGACGGTGAAGTTTGGCGACGGTTATCAGCAGCGTCGTCCGGCAGGACTGAATGCGCAACTGAAGACCTTTCAGGTGGTTTTTCGGGTGACAACGGATGCTGAGCGGGAGGCACTGTCCGCGTTTCTGTCATGGCATGGTGGTTACCGGGCTTTTTTGTGGAAGCCCCCGAAACATAACCGGACGGTCAGGGTGGTGTGCCGGGAGTGGAGTGTTACGGATAACGCCCGGTACAGTGATTTCAGTTGCACGATTGAGCAGGTAATCTCATAGATTTCCAGGAATTGTATTATAAATTAATCTTTATTGTTTCGTGCAAAATTATTTTTTGTTGTCTTAACAAAAAGTGCGAAATCGCTCTTTTATTTACATTTTGTTGCATTTAATGAGTTGAATTCAGAATTTGTAGTAAAATATTTTAACTGGCGTTCATGACAGCCCAATTCATGAATAGTTCAATTAAAATAAGGAACAAATGATGAAAAAAATGACAGTGGCACTTTCAGCCGTGGCTGCGGCTGTGATTTTTGCAGCCGGGGCACAGGCTGCAGAAGTTTACAATAAAGATGGCAATAAACTTGATTTGTATGGACGAGTAACCGCACTGCATTATTTCTCAAGCGATAAGGGAAATGATGGTGATCAGACATATGCGCGTCTGGGCTTTAAAGGTGAAACTCAGATTAATGATCAACTGACCGGTTTTGGTCAGTGGGAATATCAGTTCTCTGGTAATAAAACTGAATCAGACGGTGCTGCGGGTAATAAGACCCGTCTGGCGTTTGCTGGTCTGAAGTTCGGTGACTTTGGCAGCATTGATTATGGTCGTAACTATGGTATTGCGTATGATGTTGGTGCTTATACCGACGTATTACCAGAGTTTGGTGGTGATGTCTGGACCCAGACTGATAACTTCATGACTGCCCGTACTTCTGGTGTGGCGACTTACCGTAATACTGATTTCTTTGGACTTGTTGATGGCCTGAATTTTGCTGCTCAGTATCAGGGCAAAAATGAACGTGATGACCTTCAGGAAGCTAATGGCGATGGTTATGGTTTCTCTGCCAGTTATGAATATGAAGGTTTTGGTATCGTGGCTGCATATACTAACGCGGACCGTACCAACAATCAGGTGAAAGGCCTGAATGGTACGCAAACAGTAAACGGTACTCAAACAGTTGTTGATTCCGGCAGTGTTGCAAAAGGTAAACACGCTGAGATGTGGGGCACCGGGCTTAAATATGATGCCAACAACATTTATCTGGCGACAATATATTCTGAGACTCAGAATATGACGACCTTTGGCGACAAAGGGGTGGCAGATAAAGCCCAGAACTTTGAAGCGGTATTACAGTATCAGTTTGATTTCGGTCTGCGTCCATCTCTGGCGTTCCTGCAGTCTCGTGCTCAGGATGTCATTGTCGGTGGTAAAAACTATGGCAATCAGGATCTGGTTAAATATATTGATGTGGGTGCAACATATTATTTCAATAAAAATATGTCCACCTATGTTGATTATAAAATCAATCTGATTGATGAAAGTCAGTTTACCCAGGATGCAGGTGTTGCAACGGATAATATCGTTGCCGTTGGTATGACTTATCAGTTCTGATGATAACTGGTGAGTGAACAAATACAGACCATCTGCCCTCACAGATGGTCTGTAGCGGTGAAAGTATAGTTTTCACCGGTCACTGCAATCGGCAATTAGCCGATTTAATTTTCATTTTATTACCTTCATTGCTTTCGATTTTTAATTGAACTTTTTTGTTCGGGGCGCATTGCGCCCCTTTTTTATGAGTGGAAGTTTATGCAGGAGATCCACGAAGAAAGTCTGAACGAGTCGGTGAAATCAGAACAGTCACCGCGGGTGGTGCTCTGGGAAATTGACCTGACGGTGCAGGGCGGTGAGCGGTATTTTTTCTGCAACGAGCTGAATGAAAAAGGGGAGCCGGTCACCTGGCAGGGGCGGACGTATGAGGCATACCCGATTGACGGCAGCGGTTTTGAGATGAACGGGAAGGGCAGCAGTGCCAGACCGTCGCTGACGGTGTCCAATCTGTTCGGTCTTGTCACCGGTATGGCGGAGGACCTGCAGAGTCTGGTGGGGGCCACGGTGGTCCGCCGTCGGGTGTATGCGCGTTTTCTGGATGCGGTGAACTTTGTGGCAGGCAATCCTGAGGCAGACCCGGAGCAGGAGCTGACCGACCGCTGGGTGGTGGAGCAGATGTCAGAGCTGACGGCCATGACGGCCTCGTTTGTGCTGGCGACACCGACCGAGACGGACGGGGCGCTGTTTCCTGGTCGCATCATGCTGGCGAACACCTGTATGTGGGATTACCGGGGCGATGAATGCGGGTATAACGGTCCTGCGGTGGCGGATGAGTTCGATAACCCCACCACGGATATCCGTAAGGACAGATGCAGCAAGTGTCTGCGCGGGTGTGAGCTGCGCGGCATGGTGGCTAATTTCGGCGGTTTCCTTTCCATTAATAAACTTTCGCAGTAAATCCAATGACACAGACAGAATCAGCGATTCTGGCGCATGCCCGGCGGTGTGCGCCTGCGGAGTCGTGCGGCTTTGTGGTGAGAACGCCGGAGGGGGAGCGCTATATCCCTTGTGTGAATATCTCTGCAGAGCCGGAGGCGTATTTTCGTATTGCACCGGAAGACTGGCTGCGGGCAGAGATGCAGGGGGAGATTGTGGCACTGGTCCACAGTCATCCCGGTGGTCTGCCCTGGCTGAGCGAGGCAGACCGGCGACTGCAGATAAAAAGCGCACTGCCCTGGTGGCTGGTCTGCCGGGGTGACATTCACAAATTCCGCTGTGTGCCGCACCTGACCGGACGGCGCTTTGAGCACGGGGTGACGGACTGTTACACCCTGTTCCGGGATGCATACCATCTGGCGGGGATTGAGATGCCGGATTTTCACCGTGAGGATGAGTGGTGGCGCAACGGTCAGAACCTGTACCTGGACAATATGGAGGCAACGGGCTTTTACCGGGTGCCCCTGTCCTCTGCACAGGCGGGCGATATCCTGCTGTGCTGCTTTGGCGCATCGGTGGCCAATCATGCCGCCATTTACTGCGGCAACGGTGAACTGCTTCACCATCTGCCTGAACAACTGAGTAAACGGGAGAGGTATTCCGAAAAATGGCAACGACGAACGCATTCTGTCTGGCGTCACCGCCACTGGCACGCATCTGCCTTCACGGGGATTTACAACGATTTGGCCGCCGCCTCAGCCTGTATGTGAACACGGCAGCGGAAGCCATTCGCGCCCTGTCGATGCAGATGCCGGGATTCCGCCGTCAGATGAACGAAGGCTGGTACCAGATACGTATTCGCGGTGAGGACACGGCACCGGAGGCGGTGTACGCCCGTCTTCACGAACAACTGGGTGAGGGAACGGTCATCCACATTGTGCCGCGACTGGCCGGAGCCGGAAAGGGCGGACTGCAGATTGTGCTGGGGGCGGCGGCCATCGTGGGGTCGTTCTTCACGGCCGGGGCATCAATGGCGTTATGGGGTTCAGCCCTGGCAGCCGGTGGTTTTTCTGCCACCACGATGCTGTTTTCACTGGGGGCCAGCATGATTCTGGGTGGTGTGGCTCAGATGCTTGAGCCGAAGGCTAAAGTACCGGAGTACAAAAGCACGGATAACGGCAGACAGAACACGTACTTTTCCTCGCTGGATAACATGATTGCCCAGGGGAACCCGATGCCGGTGCCTTACGGTGAAATGCTGGTTGGCTCCCGGCGAATATCCCAGGACGTCAGCACCCGTGATGAAGGCGCTGGCGGGAAGGTGGTGGTTATCGGGCGGCAGGGGTAAAAGCATAAAAAAATCCCGCAGAGTTGCGGAGCTGCGGGGACAGACAAAGATTAACGTTAAGGAGTTATTTTTGTTTCTGTTACTCGGGCAAAAAAACATTAGCGCGGTGAAATTATAAGCGCCACAGGCTGTTTGTGAAAATGTGAAGATATTCAGAATTTTTATTCCGTCATGATGCAGGCACTCTCCGGGGTGCCTGTTGTTTTTGTACATCAACAGTGTCCGGCAGCGGACAGTGAAGGGGGATTCCGTGGGCAAAGGTGGCGGCAAGGCGCACACGCCGGTTGAGGCAAAGGACAATCTTAAGTCCACGCAGATGATGAGCGTGATTGACGCCATTGGTGAAGGGCCGATTGAAGGTCCGGTGAAGGGACTGCAGAGTATTCTGGTGAACAAAACCCCGCTGACGGACACGGACGGTAATCCCGTGATACACGGTGTGACCGCGGTCTGGCGCGCCGGGGAGCAGGAGCAGACACCACCCGAAGGCTTTGAGTCCTCCGGAGCTGAAACCGCACTGGGCGTGGAAGTGACGAAGGCAAAGCCGGTGACGCGCACCATTACGTCCGCGAACATTGACCGCCTGCGGGTCACCTTCGGGGTGCAGTCACTGGTGCAGACCACGTCAGAGGGTGACCGTAATCCGGCTTCTGTCCGGCTGCTGATTCAGTTACAGCGTAACGGTAACTGGGTGACGGAAAAGGATGTCACCATTAACGGCAAGACCACCTCGCAGTTTCTGGCGTCGGTGATTCTGGATAATCTGCCTCCCCGCCCCTTTAACATCCGGATGGTCCGGGAGACGGCGGACAGCACCACGGACCAGCTGCAGAACAGAACGCTGTGGTCGTCATACACCGAAATCATCGATGTGAAACAGTGCTACCCGAACACGGCGATTGTGGGCCTGCAGGTGGATGCGGAGCAGTTTGGCGGTCAGCAGATGACGGTGAACTACCATATCCGCGGTCGCATCATCCAGGTGCCGTCAAACTATGACCCGGAAAAACGCACTTACAGCGGCATCTGGGACGGCAGCCTGAAACCGGCATACAGCAACAACCCGGCCTGGTGCCTGTGGGACATGCTGACTCATCCGCGTTACGGAATGGGAAAACGCCTGGGGGCGGCGGATGTGGACAAATGGGCGCTGTATGCCATCGGGCAGTACTGCGACCAGATGGTCCCGGATGGTTTCGGGGGCACAGAGCCGCGGATGACCTTTAATGCGTACCTGTCACAACAGCGTAAGGCGTGGGACGTCCTCAGTGATTTCTGCTCGGCGATGCGCTGTATGCCGGTATGGAACGGCCAGACGCTGACGTTCGTTCAGGACCGCCCGTCGGATGTGGTGTGGCCGTACACCAACAGCGATGTGGTGGTGGATGATAACGGCGTGGGGTTCCGCTACAGCTTCAGTGCCCTGAAGGACCGTCACACGGCGGTGGAGGTGAATTACACCGACCCGCAGAACGGCTGGCAGACCTCCACGGAACTGGTGGAAGACCCGGACGCCATACTGCGCTACGGGCGCAACCTGCTGAAGATGGATGCGTTCGGCTGCACCAGTCGCGGTCAGGCCCACCGTGCCGGGCTGTGGGTGATAAAGACCGAACTGCTGGAAACGCAGACGGTGGATTTCACGCTCGGGTCACAGGGGCTGCGTCACACACCCGGTGACATTATTGAAATCTGTGATAACGACTATGCCGGGACCATGACCGGCGGACGCATCCTGTCCATTGATGCCGCCAGCCGCACCCTGACACTGGACCGTGAGGTGAGCCTGCCGGAGACAGGTACTTCGACGGTGAACCTGATTAACGGCAGCGGTAAGCCGGTGAGCGTGGTCATCACTGCACACCCCGCGCCGGACCGGATACAGGTCAGTACCCTGCCGGATGGTGTGGAGACATACGGTGTGTGGGGACTCTCCCTGCCGTCACTGCGTCGTCGCCTGTTCCGCTGTGTCTCCATCCGGGAAAACACGGACGGCACCTTTGCCATCACGGCAGTGCAGCATGTGCCGGAAAAAGAAGCCATCGTGGATAACGGGGCCAGCTTTGAGCCGCAGTCAGGCACCCTGAACAGCGTCATCCCACCGGCAGTGCAGCACCTTACGGTGGAGGTGAGCGCCGCTGACGGCCAGTATCTGGCGCTGGCGAAATGGGACACGCCGCGGGTGGTGAAGGGCGTGCGCTTCAGTCTGCGCCTGACCAGCGGAAGCGGAGAAGACAG